ATTCAAAGCCCCCAAAAAGGCATGTGGTTGGACGTATCACTGCTACTACCTGACAGGTCACCAAACGATACCACCTTTGTTCTTGATCTTATACATACAACACACAATCATCATGGCGTATGATATCGCATGTGATTTTTTGAAGTAGTTGAGATCACCCCTAGGTCTCTTGTAAAGTGTTCTCCTCACTTTGTTTTTGTCTTTTATATATTCGTCGGCAAGGTCTCTTTTACCGGGTCGAATGAGTGCCAAAACATCAGCGAGGTCTTCAATGCTCTTAGGTTCTATCCTTGATACAAGATCAAAATGGTTTGCTATGTGAGGTAGTTCCCTCACAACATCAGGATCTCTTAGAAGAGACCAATCAACATCACCCTGCGCCGCATCGAGAACCTCATCTTTGTTCTTAAAACCTTCATAAGCCGTATTGTTCAACATATCGATCTTCATGAATCCTTTTTCAGACCCATACTTATAATCGAATGAACACAAGCCAGTCAACTGGTCAATAGGAACGTCTTCAATGTAAATTCCAGACGGGTGTGGTAATATTTTCTCTGTTTTCTCATTGTAGACCATTGCCCTGACACCGTAACGGGTTCTGTCGGTGTCAGGGCGAACGTCAATGTCTACGTCAAATTCTGACCTAATTGAGTTTTGACGACTCTCTTGCATCGTTAGCGACCTTCATGTTCTCTACCGTATACATTATCATAACCTCCACAAGAGACTCTGTATAGTCTCCACCTTTAAAAAAATCATCGACAACCGGTATCATGGATTCAGCCCCAATTCTTGCCACAGACTCTTTTGCCGTCTTGCTTACCGTTTCACAATCATAGACCGCCAATTGGTTGCATTCTTCGACAACGGTCATCATAGATTCGAAGAACTTTTGTTTGTTATCCTCAAAAGATGCAACCATGTAATCATATGCGGCCACGATATTTGGGGCAAATGATAGACGGCTTAACGAGTCTAATGGCTTTCCATTCATTTCGAGGAAAGCACTTATAACAAAGTCTGCATCTTCTTTACATAACTGGATGCTTGGTTGTTCTTCTTTCATTTTTTCTTATCCTCCCCGAGAACCATCTCTACAACATCTGCAATACGGGCATAATAATCCGCTTCCAGAGATTGGATCATAGATGAGGCTTCACTGTTGCCAGCTAAGTAGATGATTGACATCTTGCATTTCTCAACGGAACGTACAAAGAAGTTCTGATCTTCTTTCATCCGGTCTTTATGTTGATTGAAGTACTTCTCTGACTCGATCATATCAGAACGATGGAGGAATACCTTGAACTCATTCAGTATGTGCGTTTTGAGACACAAAGAGAATACCTGATTGACAGTTTTCAATTTCTTTGTAATAAGCACCCAATTGGCATATTCAATCTCATACTCACTCATCCCATGGTAGTTTACGAAGGACACGTACCTCATGGTTGAGTTGTATGCTTTCGATTTATTAAAAGATGAGAAAGTCACCTGACTTCGTGGGTTCAGTTCCGATACAATGTCCTTGTAGATCTTATAACCGGTTAGTTCACTCATAGTACCAGAATATAAAGCCCTCAGATTGGCACAATCCTGACGTTTGAGGTGTTTCTCGGCTCCGGTAATGGTCTTGTATACCTTTGAACAAACAGGGCATACAAAGCCATCTGCGGTCGTTTGAATCGGTTTCTCATAGAGAGCATCAATATCATTCATTGTTTTGATATTCATTCGTACATTTCCTTAAGATCTTTGAGGTCTTTATCTGAAAGAAGCCTTTTATATTGCTTAGCCTCATTGTACCCACATTGATAATAACGAGCAATGTGTTTTATCACAGCAGACTCTTCTTTTGTGACACTCTTCTCAAATTTATACCGATCCTTGCCAATTCCTTCATTTGCTGACATGAATAGTTTCAGAAGAAGCCTTGGGTGTTTTGATAGTTGAAAAACTTTATCATTACAATAGGTATCCGTTAATATCACATGTTCAATGTTATTGGATGTAGCACCTGACATCCACATCGTCAAGACGAAGGGTGAAATCGCTTTCACCTCATCGTCTGTCATCTGGTCAACATATGAAAGATCGCCTTCATTCAACTTATCAAAAAATTTGAACAAGTCTGACATATGAACTACTCCTCATCAACACAAAAAGCATGATACAGGAACGCTTTCAGGTGTAGACGCTGATTCGCACACCGCTGTGCACGATCAAGATATTTTGACAGTAGAATGATTGCTTTGTGTTGGTCAATGAAGTTGTGATGGTTTGTGTACATCACCTCATAGAACCAGTCATAGTTGTTCTGGTCAATATGCTCTGACAGTTCCAGAGTCTCACTGAACTTATCTTGAACCTCACCAGCCTTCCACAACTCTTCCCATCGTCCAATATCAGTACCGACATGAGCTGCATCCGGTGCATGAAGGACTTTATTTGAGTCTGTATACTCATCAATGCTGTTGATGATCTTCCTGATATCGGGTTGATATTGATCAATGTGAGCCAGTAGGTCTCGCTCATCATTGACGATCAAACCTTCAGCCTCGACAATATCAAGAACAAGATTTATGATGTTGTCTTCGTCATGTGAATCAATGTGTATGTGCTGAAACCTTGACAGAAGAGCCGGAATTATCTTCTCTGGGTAGTTGCATGTGAAGATCCACCGAACCCGATCAGAATAGGATTCTGTGATATCACGTAGTGACTTCTGTGCAGACAGACCCAGAGAATCGGCTTCCTCCATGATGACAACCTTGAATTTCGAGAAAGAAGATTTCTTACACCAAGGCTCAAGTTCCTCACGAACAAAACCGATACCATTCTGTAATGATGCATTGACACGATAAACGTCAGATTGCTGAATCCCCAACTCATTTACAAGAACACCCGCAAGAGTGCTCTTACCCGTACCTGCACCACCTGACAGTAGGATGTTTGGGATTTCACCATCTTCTAACCATTTTTCAACCTTTCTTGCAGTTGATTCCGCATTAAACACATAGTTTTCAACATTCTTTGGCCGGTACTTCTCAACCAACAGTTGTTTCATATCAATCACACTCCCCAACAAAGTCCTTAAACAGGTTCACAGTCTCATCGAGGAACTCATCGAGACTACCGTTATTATACACATCATAGAACGAAACACCAGAAGGGAGATCTTCGGGTTTTAGATACGAACGACTATCACCACTATACCCATGACCATCTCTCATGATGCGAAACACAGCAACATTAGATTCACCGTACTCTCTGATGATGGGGATCGCCTCTTCGGGGAACCCGCTGTCGGAGAAAATGAACCGTCGGAACCCATACTCCTCATGTCGCTTGAGATCAGTTACCACCCATTTGCCGAAAAAATCTTTACCGAATTTCGGCTTAATAACTTCCTCTGACATATGGATCAATGCCTGACGTGGAGAAAACCCATTCAATACATCATATGGTTTTTCTTTATTCTCTCTGGTATACATTTCGTTCCACTCACTGTCAGAGATATTGTATACAAGTTTAACCAGAGCGAACAGCGGTTTTTTAAATTCCATTTGGTAAGTTTTTACAGTGTTTCGTCTCATATTATCAGCAGAAACATCTTTTCCTGAACCAGCAGGACCGTTATTGAAAACAATTTTTGTTGGTTTACTCATTCTTTTCTCCCATGTATTCACATTTTAAGAACAATGTGGGCGATCCAAAAAGAACCGCCCACATTGTTTATCATTGGTACATCAAAACTCCCTCATTGGGTCTCCAACCTTGAAGATATGAAGACCGAGATCGTGCCACAGAAGTGCAACCTGTGGACGGTCGTCAAAGACAGCCTGAACATTGTAATACGGTTCTACATGATCCGTAAACAGTTTATGCTTCACGAAGCGATCTTTATCAGTGCAACCTTCCGGTCGCATGTACAACCAGTCATATTTGACACCATGCCTATCACACCAATCCTCGGTCTCTGTTCGACAGACTTCATCTCGACCAGACAAAAGGATGATCTTATGTCCCTGTTGATAGAGCGTATTTGTGATGTGGATTGTCTGTTCGATTGGTTTATCCCTACCAACACTCATCCACTCATAAAAACCGCGATCCCCATCGTTGTGTGCAATAGTGCCATCAATGTCAACAATATAAGCACTTGGGTTCGTCTCGTTTGCTTCATACTTTCTCCACTCGCCAATACTTTCTTTATAATCCATAAAGCGACGGTACATATCGTACATCACAATACGGGGGATCTTTTTATCCGTTCGCTTGTCATTGCGTTTCAGTGCATCGAAGAACTCAATGTCAAAGACTTTAAGTTCAACATCAAAACCCATGAATTCGAGGTGGTTGATTAGCTTCTCACGAAACTTCTCATTAATGTTGGTATCAGAGATAACAACATCACAACCACTCATTGCCGCCTTATTGATCATGTCATTACAAAAATCAGTGACTTTCTCTTCGTTCACTTTTGAGAATTTGTAATCATCATACCGTTCAAGTTTGAACAGAAGCATACGGGCATTGTCACGGTTGATTTCTTTAGCACCAGTCTCTTTGCAATATTGCTCGGCCCAAGTGCTCTTACCAGAACAAGGAATACCGATAGTAACAATCGCTTTCATTTTTACCCTCTCCAAAAACATTATCGAGTTGCAGAAAGATTCCATCTCATCATATTCTTATTCAATATACCAAGATAGTCACCAATTGTCAAGTCATCACTACCATACAGGATGCAATCGGGATCAATGTGGCCGTTCTCGATCCCCCATTGGACAGCACCGGCCACATTGTTACAGACCACACCAGAAGAGACCCATCCTGTCCATCTGTCCTTCGCAATCACCTTGATATACTCAGGTTGGTGTTTACCGAATTCATCAACAGATATTCTGAACGTATCTGTAATATGAATGTTCATAATCACCCAATACCCATATAAGTTGAAAGAAGTTTAACCTTCTTGTTTGCATCTGTCAATACCAAAACATGTTGCGGAGTTTGTTTTTTCGCACGAGCCTGAAACAATATGAATGAGAACGGGTAATCCTTGACAGACAATGCAAACTCTTTCTGGTCTTTTATATGTTCATGTGATTTGTAGATGAAATCTACTTCACCTTGAACCGCTGCCCACTTTGACATATAAGGAGCAAACCGTTCCCGCTCTTCAGGGAAGTATGCAAGATATTCCTCGGTCTCATTCGTTACCACAAGTTCCATGATTCGTTTCGGAGTTGGCACATTCTCCCCACGGAGACGATGAACAGCAACATATTGTTCAGCCTTCATCTTCACACGAATATCGTTTTTTGTATCATGTGCAACAACACCCTCTTTCAGACCACCGAGAGAATTTACAAACTCCCTCATTTCGTCCGCAGATGAGAACCTGTATCGTTTCGGTAACTCTACATTAAGTCCAACTTCCTGCATTTCATAAGACCAGAAGTGCATCACGCTCTTAAATTCATTACCGCGCACATTATGTCGGATGCCCAGAAGATACATTTTATCCTCTGTATAAGGTGTGACAATTCTGTTATTGGGTGATGTGTACTCAAAAATATAAGTACAATCTGTAGCAAGAGCAATGGTCTTGAGCTTCCCGTCAAGATCGTCAATGTCGTCGCAGCCAAATGCTTTCACAATCAGAGACTCAAACAAATCACCAGTATAGTTCTCTGATTCGGCAAATGCAGTACCACGGGTGGCAACACGCCATTTACCATCATAGAAGTACATTTTAACAAGGCTACCGTCCAGCTTCTCATAGATGTGAGATGAACCAATATCAAAGTCCCCTGTGACGTTCAACGCTTCACCGTGATTGAAGAACCGATCAAATGGGCGACAAACCGGTGTGAAGTCGTTCTTCAAAATCAATCCACGACATTCCATCACAACTGGATGTGTTTTCGGTGATTCGATCTGACAGTAGTTGAAAACATACAGACCATGTTCGGGATACTCTTTCACCTTGATACCAAGTTCTTCTGTCAGAGCAGGAGCGCCTTGGCTAACTGATTTGTATCCATTCTCTTTGAACCACGCTACGAGATTATTCACTTTTATACCCCTTTGCAATATCTTTCATGATTGCTGCCATTGGATGTAGATTCGTTTGTTCATCAATGATTTCGGCACATAGCACCATTTCATTCTCAAGTTCCGTAACCCTATCCGTCAGTACAGCCACTGCTGATACCAACCTCTGGTAATCACTCTCAGAATTTTTAATTTCACTATGAGAAGCCATATTATTGCATATATCAAGAGCTGTTGCTAGGTCCATATCACTTTATTCTCACGATTTCATAATACTGATCAGAACGAGTCTGTACTGATGTAAGGTCGTTCCTACCACGTCGCAGTACTTTCCAGCTCTCCCATTCCAATCCTTCGCGTTCGATCATCCGCTTGATGATCCGATGACCGTAATAAGATATCCGATCAGCAGCCTCTTGTCTACGTCTGTACCCGCGTGTTTTGAACATTTCACACCACGATCCACTGTCTTCTGCAATCAGACTGAAATACCGAGACCATATTTCGTGGATACGACCGTCCTCAATGATAATCGTCTCTCTGATTTCAATAGCCACCGTCACAACCCTCTCTCGATTTGATTTCCTATATACTAACAAACAAAAAAGCCCAATGTCAAGTAGAACATTGGGCTTTTCGTAGTTTTATTTTACTGTCTATTCGATATTGACTGAATGTGAATCGATATCATCCTCAATATTGATCAGAAGGATACCATCAACCAATTTGGCAGAAGTGACCTTGAGGGGTTCAACCGATTTGAGTTCAAGATTGAATGACTTGGTGCTGATGCCTTTGTGAATATAGTTCACACCCTCGTCTCGATTTGCAGGTGCGTTATATTTAACAATTAGGCGATCACCGACGACTTTAACAGAAAGATCTTCTTTACGGGCACCGTTGGTCACTACCTCGACACGGTACTTACCAACATCTTCCTTAACCACATTATATGGTGGATAATTCGATGTTTTAGTACTCGAAAAAATATCTTCTACGATTTCAAATGCAGTGTTAATTGGGATACGACGATAATTTGGATTGTTAGCAATGCTCATTTTATTTTCTCCTTTTAAAGAAAGAATTTTAATTACGTTGGTCTCAGAAACGAAAACCCACGTTCACCATTTATGCGCTTTTTCTTTGGGCTGAGAGAAACGCAAACAACTCAGTTGACCCACCAACAAGTACCCCATCAACGAAACACTGGGGTAATGTGATATGAGTGTTTTCTACCAAACCCATGCGGGTCAATAGATCTTCCTTTTTATATTCACCTTTGTCAAGGTTTTTATAAACAAAATTTGTCTTTGTCATCTCACACATGGTTTTGGCATTTGCACAGTATTTGCACCCATCTTTACCATAAATTTCAACTTCCATCACAACTCCATCAAGGTAACATCAAGTAAGTGCAATTATTTATACCTCCATCAAAACAGGTCGATTTGCTCCAATTGAGCAACCACTCTCTGGAAACTATCTGCTTCCGTCTTATCCTCACGAATTTCAATAAAACGTGGCAAGTACAGTGATTTCAAACCAACCCTATCCGCATTTTCACTCTCAACAACATCATTATACCGAACACAGACAATCTTAGAAGACTCGATTGCATCATCAAAGATTTTGGTTTTCTTTCTGATATCATCCGATAGTCCCGACCCGACCCATGTGTCAATGATACCATCAGAAGACTGTACCCGTATAGAACCTACCATACCGGAATATTTGCCCAGCCCTTCTTTCCATTCAACAATTTTTAGGTCACAGTCAACAGCTACCTTAACCTTGAGTTGTTCTCTCGATGTACCATGTTTCCACATGCCATCAATTTTCTTAATGACAAGCCCTTCACCACCGGTTTTTACGATCTCCTGAAAGTTTTCCTTAACCTCTTCTATCGTTGAACACTCAATGGTCTTGATTACTTCCATCCCACTGTGAAAGAACTTCGCCTGTGCAAATACATGACCAAGCATCTGTAATCTTTTCTTGTACGGTTCTTCTGACTTCTTATTGAAAAAGTCATCCAAAGGTACACAATCCCACGCAACGAGGTGAAGCCGGTCCTTGTCGGGGTTATCGGAATTGATATACCCATTACCCTCTTCACGAGGCAAAACCCTGTCATCGTCCATTACGATCAGTTCACCATGAATAACGACTGGGTGCTTGATGCCAACCGCATTGTATGCCTCAATAAGGTCGTCATGTCGTTCTCGGTCAATGACTTTTTCTGTAATATCTTTCCATTGCCGTGTGAAAAACCAAATACCATCATTAGGATGAATGACCATATTAACGAAAAGACCATCGACCTTTGGTTGGACCATAAAGGTATCACCGATTTTGTTAAACGTTCTTTCTGTCAACTTATCACAACGCATATATGGAGGGATGAAGACGACCTCTTCCCCAACCGCCTTATTGATGGTATTGACAGACACACCACACCGCATTTTTCGGTTGATTATGCTATGGATTATGTGATGATACTTCTCAGGCAGACTACCGAAGATCCCAAGCAATTTTTCCTTCTCGGTGTTATTGTTAAAACCAGAGGTAACGCCCATCGCAAGAAAGTAGTCAATGGTTTCTTTGAAATCCAATTCTACTTCATCTGAGGACGGTATGTCTTGTTTCTTCAACCACGACTCCGACACATTATACTGTAAAAACGTCGTGTCAAGAACAACATGGCAATAAGATGAGAATGCTCGCTTTTCTTCGTCACCAAGGCTGGCGATGTATTTCACTTTTTCTGTTGTTTTGCTAATGTTTTTGAGATCGGTAATGATCTCATCAATCACTTGAAACATATTATCAGTTCCCGAAACTAAGGGGTGAATAATTCACCCCTCCCATTAAATTTTTACTTCTTTTCGATCTTTAGAAACGGTTAACGTACTTTCTTCTCCGAAGATGGTAATAGGAGTCTCAAACGGTTCATCCTGTCCATCGAACCACTTACGACCCAGTACAAGTGCATAAATGTATTTCGCCAGTTGAACGTTGACATTTCTCAACGCCGCCTTCGTACTGGTGACAACGTTGTAAATGTTGTCGTCGTTAATCTCCATGAGAGCTTTCACCGCATAAACTCCGTGCCGCAGAGTTTTATCTGCAATGTTGAGTTTCTTGTCGCCGTCGATCTTCTTGTTGAGTGCATTGAATGAAGGCAGTGAACTCAAACCTTTAATCTTGGTATTCACCTCAATGGACACATACACATCTTCTACGTCTTGTGACTTGACCTTCGGCGAAAAACCGTAATCACGAACACCGATACTTGACAACCATTTCGCAGCATCTACTCCGTAAACCTCTTTAAGTCCTTCGGTCTTACCTCGATCATCACCATTCAGCTCTACCATCTTGTGGTTCGCGGCTTTAAGGATTGCCTGTAGCTCCTGCTGTTTACCAATGAGATTCTTGAAATCCTCAAGGTTAATATTTTCAACACTTGCACGGTTGATAACCGGTAGCGTGTTAAGATGAACAACGACGTAGTGTTCACCACCATTTTCACTGATTGGTGTGTATTTTACATCATTTTCGTTCAACCAATCAACACATTCATCATTGATCACAACAGGTAAATCGCTCATGTTCAAAATACCATCACGGATGATAGCATAATTCCGAATGATCTTACTCGGTACATACTGAACCCCGAACTCATTCTCCGGTACTTCAACAGTTCCATCAACGGTGACCTGAACACTTACATTTGGTCGAGACTTGTTGTATACAATGTTTGTCATAGAGAATGCAGATTTTGGTGCTTTCGTGAAGCGTGGGAGTTCTCCTTCTTCTTCTTTTTTCTTTCGCCCAATGCGATTGTAAGAGAAATATGGAGAATCTGTGATCATCTCGGCACCGGTAGTAGACAGATGTTCAATTACATCAACAACCGTCAAACAGTCTTTCGATGGTACTTTGTCATGGTCCACCCCATCAACAAACCTAGCATCAACATCGAAAACACATGTTTCGACATGATCCTTGAACTCTGTAAGTTCTTGTTTTGTGAATGCATTCGTATATTCGTCAATTAGACAAACATCACCTAGACGTTTCAGAACATCCCAACACAGCTCATCATTACCAACAGACACAGCGTAATACAGCATCATATAAAGCTGGTTTTCACCGGCATGTTCAGGAATGTGTTCGTCTGGCATGATTTGATAGAACCAGTGCAGTGTCTCCGGTACTTTTATAACACCGTTTGACACCGACGTGATCTTGATCATACCGTTGTGGATGTATACAATATCACATTTGAGTTCACCAACAGGAATTTCTACCATCTTCTCACGAGGGGCTGATTTAAAAGAGGTTTCAATCGCCTTATTGTATTGGGTGTGTCCCTCAGAAAATACATGTGCACCACCAACTTTATGAGCTAGTTCAGAAAGTAGTTCACGGTCTGCATACCACCCATATTCCAAGAATGCGATAGAGTCGAAGTGTTGAGCTGCGGTCTGTGCCGTATCCCGAACAACGTCTTTACCAGATTGGTTATCGTAGCCATCAGTCAACATCACGAGACATTTTGTGATGGGACTGCCGTCTCTCTCAGAAACACCAATGGCATAATCAAGCGCATCTTTGAAACACGTCATGCCAATCGGTTTAAGGTTTGAATCGATGACACTGTTCTGCAATGACACGGTATGTTCGTTGATTTGGACATTCTCAAAGACAGTACCAACCTGCCCCTTACCAGAGAAGTAAACAACACTAAGCCGGTCATCTTCCGACACAAGATTCATCATGATCGTTTTCAGATGATCACGGATATTTTCAAGGTCACCACTCATGCTATATGAGCAATCAACGAGATATACGTAGTGACATGCTTCTTTTGATACAGCCGTTTTTGCGCCTTTGACGCCAACAATATTAAACATATTTTAAACCGTCCATTAAAATCCAAATAGTTCTTTCTTCTTGTTCTCTCTACGAGATTCTATATCCCATTCTACAGCCTTGAGATAGTTTGTCAACTTTTTATATGCCTTCTCCCACATAGTATTGTAATCAATAGGGATACTGGTGAACCACTCAGGCAGGGTCTCAAGGTCAATTGGGAACCCGATGCTATCAAATTTTGGGTGGTTAACATACACAAGACCGACTTTCTGCCCAGCGAATACCTCTTGGTCTTGTGGGGTTTTCATCTTATTCCACCAAAATGCAGACTTGGCCGAATAATGAGCACCTTTGAGGCTCCCAGTCACCTCATAACCTTTTTGAACTTTTGTCAGTGTCTTTGTGTTACACGGAACAGCAATCTCATGTACCGTTCGTTTCTTAAACTCGTTCCGCATCTGAGACACACGACCCACAACATCGGCCATTCCCTTATTGTCCAATATCATCATAACAAGCTCATTGAGCATGTCCTTGACGGCGATGGATGTATCTGATTTTTTGAGTTCGACACCTTGTATCTTCAACTTGTCACATCGCTCACCCTCGTTATCGACGATATGCATTATATATCGTTTCTTAGACAGAAACAGGGATTTATCCGATACCACCTCACGTTCCGTCTTGATGAAAAACGTTCTGTCGTCTGGGCAGTTAAATGCAAATTTACAAAAATCTGAAAATGAGTCGTTCGCTATTTCCCCAATAGCATCCGCAACTTCTACCACCTCATCAATATCAGAATGGTCATCATCAAACAGTGATGACAGTGAGAACATGGCAGAGTCGGTGTCACCAGCCACAACATTGTTCAACCACGCTTCTTCCCATGAAAACCCACCAACCTCATATGGAACCCAACACCAACAGGTATTGGGTTTCTTCTGGTCTTCTCTAAAATCTTCATATACCATATCTTCTTTACCCTTTCAACAAATTTATGACATCATTACCTTTCCATGCCTGCCATTTAGAAATGATTCGGGCTGTCAATGTTATACTACGACTCAAACGTAAGTCAAACAACCGGAAAGACACCTCACCCGAGCACCCATAGATTGAGTTCGCAAGGATCTTAATAACTTTCTGATATAGGTTATTCAACTCATATTCATATTCATTATTGGCATTAAGCGCTTCTTTCATCTTCTTCTTATAGACAGACCTCTGATCTGTTACATATTTCACATAACTGGCGAGAAAACCGAACTTACCACTAAACACAATACCAGCAGCAGACAGGGTATACCCGTTCTCTCTTATGACAGACTCAATCTCGGACGCCTTCACTTCAACATGTTCCGACTCGATTCCCCTATCCAAGATCTTCACACCGATAACCTCTTCACTCTTTGACATAACCTTGACATAGCCTTCATAACCGTCGTCAAGTTCCATTATCATCGTATCAGGTGACAGTCCCAACATCATAAGAGTTGCTGGATACAATTGGTTCAAGTCAATAGTGGATACCCAACCATGTCTTCCTGCAATAGTATCATATACAATAGCACCTTCGAACTTCTCTTTACTGTTATCCTTCTTGTCTGGCAATCTGATACCGTCTTTATGTGCGTATTTCATGATACCTGACTCAATGGGTTTCACTGCACCGGTTACATCCGAGGGTTTCACACAGTTCATACGTGCCAGTGTCACAGCCAAACGGATGATTTCATGTTTCTCGTCCAACATCCTAAGTAGTTTAGCATCCCAGAAAGCATATTCAAAAAACTTGTCTGGGTTCGTCCTATAAAGTTCACCGAGGTCACCATCATAGTTGACCTTATCAACCCCAAGGTCTTCCTTACACACATTCGACAGACTGAAAGACTTCTTCTCAGATGGAATGAACTTCTTGTAGAGTTCCATCATATCGAGGTGCTGGCGTCCAACCAATGTCCACTTAACAGCATCCCCACCGAAGTCATCAACATATTCCCTCTTCCTTGCAGGAAACCCGTTACGGCAAAACATGGTCTTTGCCTGACTCTCACCAAACAGAATTGACGCCCGTGCCATGATCATCGGTAAGTCATATCCATCAACGTTCCACCCAGTCATGATATCAACATCAAGCACATCAAGGAGGTTCGCAACCGTCAGGATAAGCTCTCGCTCATCTTTACACTTGATAAATTCAACATCATCACCGTCTGGGTCTACGGTCTTTTTAAACGGCTTGTCACAGACATACACAACCCCATACGTCTTGGTGTTCGAGTCGTAAAATTGGAAGCTGTTAATTGGTGCGAACGGGTTGCTGGGTAGTGGATATCCACGTCCATCCGAAAGGTCAAAGTCGTTCTCAATATCATAATAGAGAACATTATATGGGGCATTCGTAGGAGCTTCGGCAAACATGTCCAGCAGAGCCTTGTATGATGGTTGTACGTCAGACTCACATAAACCGTCATGAGTCTTGCTATAGTCCCGCATTTCCCATTTGTCGTTGAATGTGACTTTCCTCAGAGGTGCCCCATAAATGTCTTTGTATTCGGTCTCCCCCGTATTTGAGATAGTGAAACAGTACAGAAACTCTTCTATCGGGTGTTCTTTCTTTATGAGTGTTCCCGACATGTCACGACACCAAACAACGACATTTTCTTTGTTGTCCGTGACATCAATATAACTATAATCCATATTCCCGTGTCCTCTATAAACAAATATACCCTCACTTAGAGGGTATATTATATGATTCATTTCAAGCGGTTGTCAAGGATTCTTGTTCTTTCTAACAGCTTCCATGATCTCATCATTCAGATCAATGATTTCTTGTTTCTTGTTGATGATCTCCGTCAGCTTCTCATTATAACGCTCGTTGACAAGATCATTGAAGAAAGAAGAAGCCATCCCGAATGTCTCTTTAGCATTTTCGGCAACTTCTTTACGGAAATCCACTTCTGCCTGTTGGCGATACTTTGAGTCTACCGCCTCACGAACCATACCATCCAGTTTAACCAGTTCTGATTGTGTCAGTTGTTCTACCATCTCTATATACCCCCTTAACTAACTTTACCATCATTGTATTTCACAGCCATATCCCAAATCAGTTGAATCTCATCATAGATGTACATGTTTGGGAAGAAGTTGAAACCATATTGTTTCACCTTATTGATCGCATATGCAAGATCGATTTGATCCCCAGTCTCGATGATACTATGCTTGCCGCGCAGCATGTACATCGCCTTTTTGAACTTTCCTTCCAGAGGTGACTTGTAGTATGTACCGGACTTTTTCGCTTTGAAGTCTTTCGGGTTCAGATTTGCCATTACAATTTCTCACTTATGATGTTGTTTTGGGTTTTCTTTTTCGCGGTTTGCCCTTGTCAGAACGTGTCTTTCTTGGTTTCTTAACAGGAGCTTGTTCAATTTTAACAGATTCTTTTTTCTCAAGCAACTCTTTTCTTCGTTCTTCTGCTAACTGTTTTTCATATTCAACCTCTTCCGGCAGTTTGCTTCTGTACTCTATACCCTTTTCAAACTGATATACACAAAGAAGAATATCGTCTGGATCATATTTAAAAGGTTTGGGTTTTCCTTCACCAAATTTTATCCAGATCTTATTTTCATCAAACTTGTGTATAACACCTTTCTTTGTGGCTGATCCTGCCTCAGCAAGACCAACCATCACCTCAAGACCAACAGAATCTTCATCTAGGTTTTCAGGAAGGATCTGAAAGTACCTCCGAACCTCCATCTGTCTCTTTTTCGGTTTTGCAGCTACAGTTTCCACAACCAACACAACCTTCTCTTGATTCTTCAGTCTGTGTAGTATACTCGGTTGTTTCTTCTATGTCAACACATTCTTGCATCATTTTTTCAGCTTCTTCTTCACTGACGAATTCCATATGATAGATGACATCATGAACAGGGAAAGTCTCACCAAGCTCAATATTTTGAATCATCGTCAATGTGTGTTCCTCTTCATTGAACAGGAATGGGACACCATCAACCGAAACGATGTTACGAGGTTCGATCTCTCTTTGTTCCGCCTGCATGAAGTCTGACCATGAAATTGCAGCTTTGCGTTCAATGAGTTGGTTGGCGGTGATATAAACCTCTGTTCGTGTCGCACGCTCGATCTCTTCTTCTGTCAGAATATCACCACATGTATCTGCGAGCAAATTACCATACAGTTCTTTATTGTAATTCGCAAGGTCGAGGTGGTTTTCGGTTTTGTTTGGTGGTGCCGCATATGACTCACGATGAGCCATCATCCATGTATGATCCTGAACAACACGAACATCACCAATACCGAACATCATAAATCCTGCTGATGCGAGATTACCAGACGCAACAGTAATGATAGATTTATATGTACGAAAAACACTAACAAGTTCAGACAACAGGCTTGCATCACCACCGATACTGTTAATATACACAATAACAGTATCATGCTTCTTGCTCATCTGATAGAGATATGCGATCTCTTTTGACACATACATCGGCGGACAGAAGACACCGCGAAGATGAACCTCAATCCGAGATGGTGTTTCAAGAATCTCGATGAACTTCGGTTGCTGAATCAGAATTTCACCACCCGATTTTTCATCATCATATTCATCATATTCACCAAGTCCTCGATCACCTTTAACAGCTACTTTCAGAATACTCATAATGTTATTTTCTCTCTCTTTTGTCAACTTTGATTACACGAATTTCATTGTTTTTCATAACAAGGTCATTGTTACCGTTTTCCGTGACCATGACGATAACAGGGAAACTTCCATCATAACAAGATTCAACATCATTATCAATTAAATGTCCATCTGTCATGATGATGGCTGCATCTATACTTTCATATTCTACCCCTTCAACAGAGTTCAACATTGGTCCCAAAAGTGTACCACCCCCACCTCGCAATTGCAAGTCTTTTATTTCACAGGTTTCAAAGGTATCAGATGACAATTCAGCAACATAGTATGGTTTTGAATCACAACTCACAACATGGACTGTCCAACTGTCTAGGTCTTCTGCCAGCCCAACGATCTCAGACATACACTCAACAATGTCACTGTCCCTCATTGAACCCGAAGTGTCAATACCAACAAGAAGATTTATGTGGTTTCCCTCAAGAGACGGGAATATAACATCGGAACTTTTACGACTGATTCTCCTGTATGTAGTTCTTGTCGGAACGGAGCTTCTTATAAACGTCTCAAGGTAATCACGAAACCCGACAACAGGCTTTGTCAGTTCATGAATTTGTCTCACTATACCGAGTTCATGTTTACCGATACCACCCATATCCTCAGCCATCTTTATAGATGCCATCATAGTCTGTCTATTCTTTTGGACCTGAGCATCTATGCGTTCATCTGACCCGAAACCATCACCCTGCATGTCAACAACATCGAATGCCTCAGTTTCATCATCATCATCATCATCATCATCAAGCAACTCATAAATCTCATCAGAAGACATTCCAACATATTGTTCTTCATAGAGAACCCATTCAGGCATATCAAAATACTTTGAGGCTCTAGGGTCTTTGACCACACCAAAAGCATCCTTATACAAACCTTTACATGTCGGGTTGATATTGTAGTCAGTCGCTTTGTTCCATTTCTGAGGATCATACATATTATCACGACCACGATATCCATGTTCCAAGAATATGTGAAGTGTCTCATGATACAATATTCCCGCCCTGTGTTTCAGTTTAATCGATCCCCACAGGGTCGTATCAATGAATATGTAATTACCACTACCTCTTACAAGAGCACACGCAGTTGGGTTTTCATCACATGACGTAAAATATATCTCACATGTGAACAAGGCATATGAAATGAGTGATGACCCAAGAATGACGTTTGTTCTGGCTTCTGAAAGCTCTTCTGAGAGCTTTTCAGTTATTTCCACTCTACCATCCATAAGAGTCTGAAAAACGTCCATTTCCTACCCCTCATCTAACATATGCTGCAACTTTCTTAAACTCCTCTAGGAGTTCTAAACTTGAGAACATCTTCGAGGCCGCTACCGTGTCCCGTTTCATTGTTCTGAAACATACGATCTTACACTCCCGTGGGAGCTGTTTCAACACACCAACAAGTCTGGCGGTTTCATCCGAAAGACCATTTTTAAGAGTATCAATAAATTCAAAACAAATTGCAACCCCGATTGCATAAAGAATTGAGTCATTATTCCCGTTCCGATCAAACGTATATACGACACTGCCTGCTCGGATAGCTCCCCAATCAGGTAATCGTTCTGAAACCTCACGATATGCCATAAACTGGATGGCAGCTTCTGTTCCCACAGCAGCAGCAACGCATGACGGTAACAAATGTTCATTGTGTGTGATGTAATCAGACGACAGAATATGTTCATTGACAAATTCCCAAGATCTGGGTGTTGGGAACCCCGCCTCTTCCGTTGTCGGCTTATTGATCAGATCTTTCTTCCACTCAAGGAAACCTATGAGATCTCTATCGAACCGTTTATTGACCATGTAGGAGAGAGTCGCTTCAGCAATCTTACCGATCTCAAGATGTAGTGCAAAACGGTTGCTTGCCGCAGGTTTCAGTGGCACACACCCAGTCTTGTCTTCTTTCCTGTTACCAGCAGCAACAATGGCACATGTGTCTGGTAATTTCTTACCATTTTGAATACTTCTATCCAATAGGACACGAAGAGCAGCAGCCAACACCGACTGATTTGCGGTTGTGATCTCATCAAAGAATAGAATGTAAAATTTACCATCATCTTCAGGGAACCACTCCGGTGTTGAAAACCGCATCTCACCATCAACGACATGGGGGATTCCCGTCAACTCAGCACCATCACACATACCATTGAGACGAACATCTATCACAACTATGTCGGACTCCGGTATACCGGTCATCTCAGAAATACCAACAGGTAGCTTGTTGATGATAGTCGATTTACCAACACCAACAGAACCGTGAAGCATTATGTTCGGTGGTACTGATGATCTGAGAAAAGACGAAGATATAAGATTTGTAATTATATCGGACGCTTCTTTGATAGAAACAACATTCAACTTATTATTATTACCCATCACACTCACCAGTTAGATTTTTTCAAAAGCAGAAAGGGTTTCTTTTTCGACAACTGTGACGAAAGATCCACAGTCTGAAACAACAAGACCACATCCCGTTACAATGGTCTCATGTCCGTCTAAAATTTGTTCACCCATCATGTTCATTGTTGATACGACTTTTAGAAGACCTCCCTTGATGGTGATTCCTTTTCCAGTGACGAGCCGAAACCCGTCTTCCTCCTTTTCTCCAACGGCAAGAGCACCTTTAAAGTTTTCACCCCGCACCATACAGATTTTCATCATACAACTCCCTATCGCTCAATCACTGCTAACAGCTCACTCTGAGAAGTGATACCAAACTGCCGTGTTTTACCATCAAGCACACCGGTCTGTGGTTCGGTGATACGCTTCCACGAGACAACAACAATGTCACCAACCTCAACCGTCGATACCGTATCGGTTTTTGAGATTACCTCAAAATATTGGATATCGTTCTCTTCTTGCATATCAGCAAAAATCAAACCACCACTACCTTCGATCTCGTTCTTCGGCACCCGCACCAGAACAACATCATCATTCAGTGGTCGGATGCTTCGGATATCAAGTTCGCTCATTTTTTTTTACTCCCATTTTGTTTTATATTCTTTTGACATTTCATGGAACGGTATATCGTATTTCACAGGGTCCACGTCGTTCACGAACAATAGGTACAGCACATAGCTACTGCAACTCGAACCACGCCCAACACCCCACACAACTCCATCCTCTCTGAATTTTTGTATGATATCATAGAGCCTATTAAGAAACAAGACGTTCTCTGTCCTTACAAAGAACTCAAGTTCCTCCTCAAGTCTATCAATGTTGGCACTATCAAACCTATCTGACGTGGTTAACCGTTCTATGAGCAAATCCAGATCCTCACCGGTATGAAGATGCGATGTGGTTTCAGGTTCATCTAAAACATCATCAACTGATATGATCTCGTTGAACGTGTTTTCATAGAAATCGGTCTCATCAGATGACAACACATGATACTTGTTAATGTCACCATCATCATTGGCTATCATGCGAGCATATTGAAATTCTGTGACAAGAGACGTGCCATCCCTTGCCAAGTATCGATTTCTCACAGAGTCTCTGTACATCACCACTCACCTGTTTTCAAAGAACAAACATTGATGAAAAATCCCTATCCTTCATACGACTATACACGTCAGTATATGAAATGAAAATACACCTTTTCCCCGTACTGTCAACAACCGGTAATGGATTTTTTGTCTGAGGCATGTAGATTTTTTCTGTCGTTGTGTCAACAAGTTTTTGTTTCTCAATTGTCCAACTGTTGAGATCGATTGGTGCTTGAAAAATATCAATATCCCTATCAATTATCTCGTCAACACGAATCCAATCATATGCCCCAGACACACATCCACTAAACACATAGATACCAGATGGTAGTGCGTATCGATAACCACCGATATCGAAAACATATTCTGCCATGACAATATCCCACCCGACATGGAATGTGAACATATAGTCGTCATGCTTTATACTGTATTCGAATATTCTTTCACCTATAACGTCCTGTGACGATGCACTGAACGTCTCATCATTTCCTAAATATCTCAAATCATCACCCTATACACAAATAAAATTATTGTCTTCATGGTACTCGTACTTCTCTCTTTTGTAAACCTTCAGACGCTCTTTGCGATGTTTCGTTGAATAGAACGTGTTTGAGGAGATATCGATAACATCAACCTTGTTATGAACCCCATCGAGACGAATACCCCTACCAATCGACTGTATGATCGTCGTCTCATCCTTACCAACATCAATCAATACGAGACGGAAGATCCGGTTTTCGGAAATACCAGTTGAACTTGTTCCGAACGATGCAAGCTGGATGTGATCATCACTCTCTCTGAACTTCGCAAACATCTCCCCACGTTCATCTACCGATACATCGTCTGTGATGATAGGAAGACCCATAACACCAGAGAGAACCTTACCAAACGCTGCATGACACAGAACCAATGTATTTTTTGGGTCGTCGTCAACAACCTTTTTGATGTACGCCGCGATTGCCTCAGCCCTCTCAACGTTTTTCATCATATAAGCCTGCTCAATACTCCATTCGAACTGTTTTTCATCCTTCATTGCCTTAAACAGAGATTCAATTTCGGTATGAGTAACGGTCACAACCTTTATCGTTGGTTTTGCGGCAAGACCTCGTTCAATAAGCTCTGCTGGTGGGACATGTCTCAAGACACCACCACCAAGAACACACTTTATCCTTTCAGCCTTGTATGGGTCTGTTGGGATTGTTCCGGTTAATCCAATTCGTACCGGATAATGTGGGGTTCTGTACCGAATAGCATCCTCAAGAACCTCACCAAAAATGTGACAGTTACCTGTTATGGATATTGTCCCTTCCCTCATGGTTACTAGATTCCCACTAGGCACAGTCACACAATGAACATAGCCGGTGTATGGTACATCAATTGGAACACTGTTTGTCAGCTTTGTGCGAGCCTTCTTGATGCTGGATATCCGATATACTGGATGTCCTCCTCCGTTGATATGTTCTGTCATCTTAGGGCGATACCCACCAAGTTTGGCTATTAGATATGCATGCTCCGTCTCGCTCTTATCGATCTGCTTTTCCCAAAACAGTGAAGGGGTCTTTGCATTCTCACAATACCACCCATCCCAATACACCAGCTCTTCAATGAACATCGCGTTCGCCTTCCCACTTTTGAATGGGTCGAACCACTTGATCGACTTTTGGTACGTTTCAACTTCTTTGAACGTGATCGACGTGTCACCACGGATGTTCACACTCTTCTTGTACTCCTTACCGAGGTTGTTGAGTATGCTCTCAAGTCTCTCAATCTTCCTCTCCTTTCTGAACATGAAACGATATGTGTTCACACCATCCTGATCAGTTCTTAGAAGGTGACCGTCAGCTTCAAATGCGATCTTCAGTCTATCGAGATCTGAAAGCGGTTCATCACCCTCGATCTCTGTTGATGTCGGGATTACATACCCCTTCTTCATCTCACCAAACGTACAGCGTTTAAGCTTCCCTGTATCAGATGTCCAATATGGCTGTTCATGGTTTGGTGTTACCAGTAAATCGTATCGACCATTCGGACCTTTAAGATGCTTCAGGTTTCCACTGAAAGGCTTCTTGACCGTCCTTAGAACCGGTTCGAATGCCGATTTACCCGTTTCTGGGTTGTATGCAAGAACCTTCTCCCCTTCAACAAAATCCGCAACCGGTTTCCACCCATTCTCACCCATCAACATGTGCGACGGATGGAAGCATTCGTCTTTCATGATGGCATAAACATCTTTCTCAAACTCCTCAATAAGATTGAGGAAGAGCTTCTCCGTTATGACGAAATGTCTATGTTCTCTTATCTTCTCGATCCTCTTGGACTGAGAGTCCTTTGATGTCAGTAGACAGCTTTTTATGTCTTCACATAACTGATAGTCTTCGTATGTCTGCTTCGCAAGCTGAGCAGAAGGTACTATCGTAATTGTCTTTATGTAGGGGTCCAGTAACTTGGAAATACCAAGCGTGATCTGAGTCTTACCGGAGTTTGTCGCAAGATGCAAGATACCTTTCTTGTTGTATATGGCATCGTTGATCCCATCGACCTGATAGTCCCTCAGGACATTACCCGTGTACTTCAATAAGAAGTTTTCATCAATGGCGGTCACCCCATCTGGGACAACACATTCAGGTCTCTCATCTACGAGTTCTATCTCATCCTCACCATAACCAAGACGATCTACAACAAAATCGATAACATGATCAATGTGGTACAGAGCAAACACCCCATCATCAGCAACCATAGAAACAAACCCATCCCACTCACCGAGACGGAAGGCCGCTGTCATATGTGCACCCTTTTCCTTGAATTTTATACTGTCCTGAAGTTTCCTGAGTTCCTGTGGTTCTAAACCATCAATGACACAGTTAACCTCATCCAAGATAGTTATACATATCATCCGACTGTATATCCTCTGATGTTGTTTGTTTTTTCAATATTATCGTATTGCTCTCGCAGCTCCTCGATGGCGATTAGCGATGAAAGACACTTCAGATCGTTTTCAAGATTCATATCTCCGGTTTCTCGTCTGTTACTTTCCAACACAAGACGGTTCAACCAATCCATGACCCGTTCTTTGTCATCTTTGATGTTTTGGTAATGTTCAACAATCATAAAAGACGAAGAATCAACCACCTCTTGATGTTTCGCAATTTTTGAGAGAATGTCAGACTTGACCCTTTCGATCATCATGCGCTCTTCATAAGTCAGATGTTTCCTTTCGTCACACATACATTTTACCTCAAATTATAAAATATTCTTATCAACAGATGCAACTATACTGTTCGTCATGTTGTTAAGAACATAACGTCTGCTGTGAATTGTGTCAAGTATTCCTTTTGATTCGTCATACAGATCATTCACCTCTACAGACAACCCCTTGAAATCGCGGTACACCTTATCCGTCTTTGCAAACTCTCGTGCCTCGGAGATTGAAGTTGACCTATATGAATCTTTGAGTTCTCTTGTTATCGCATCTGAATATGCCTCTTCAATAACAACATCAATTTGACTCTTCAGAGTCTTGACCCTCCCGACAATTTCATTCCATGTCAACTCAAGAACGACTTGATTCTTGAGAGCCTCTGCAAGAGTGATATTGGATAGCTCCACGAGAGGTAAAGTCTTGTCACTTGTGTTTTCGAAGACCTCAACAAGATTGTCGAACATCTCCATTGCTTCTTTTTTCGTTATCACTTATTACCCCCATGACGAATAAATATATTCTGAAATAGTATTTTATTAGATCATGTAAGGAAAGTCAAGTGAAAATTAGAGATTTATTTGAAGGTCTAAGCCCCACCTTGTTCTATGCACGTAGCGTAAGAAGTGCATTAGACATCTTCAAGAACAATGAGTTCAGAATGTCACCGACGTTCACAAAGGGTATTGAGTCCCACGAAAAATATAACTACTACCTGTCAACGTCAAGAACTCGCACAGGAAAATACCACATTGAGAATTCAATGTATTCCGTGTTGATTGAGCTTGATGGAAGACTGTTATCAAACAATCTTACCGGTGAACCCATGGACTATTGGGGGGCTGATTTCCGTCGTGCTGCAAATGGTTCCTATGAGCAAGAGGATCGCATTTACTCCAACAAAGACACAATAAAGGATGCATCTAAGTTTGTCAACAGGGTTGACATTCTCATTGCCCCAGATGGAAGGGATAGTCAGGTGCAGAACAAACTCGTTCTTGATCTCGTCAGCATCCTCAAGAAAAAAGGAATACCGGTAAGGTTGTACAAGGATAATCGTGACTGGATCACGGGAAGCGGTAACACCGTGTCCTTCGAAGAACTAATCTCTTACGATAGACCGGAAGTTAAGACCATCTCAAGAGAACAGACAGATGATGACAGGTACATGAACATGCGCTCAACCATGGGAGCGAAACCGAAAAATGACCTCGGCCTCATCTACAAAGCGATGGTTGTTGATGACAAAAATTTGTTCACATCAGAAGAATGGCATCGTCTTGACAGATATACCAGACCCATAGACGCGAAAGGGTCTATTGGGACAGAATTGCATATGGCTCAGAACTACTCATCATTGAGACCGACGCTAAGAAAAATCGGTGAATTTATGAGAAAGAATGGTTTGAGAGACGCAAAAGACTTAGCGGATTTCTTGGTTGATAAGTGGAGTACACGTTAAATGAAGATCAGAGAGTTATTCGAAAATGAAGAAAGTATGTTGCGTGGTTTAACTTGGTATCATGGAGGCGGTGATTTAACAAAGTTTGATATGAGGTTTATTGGAAGTGGAGAAAATAACCACATACTTGGGAGAGGTATATATTTCATCAACGATAGAGCCCACGCAGAAATGTATACCAGATATGCAAAAACAGCAGAAAAATATATTTATGAAGTCCAGCTTCGTATAACAGGTCATGCATATGATGCAATTGTTAAAATGGACGACGGAACACGTTCGGCGTTTGAATACATCGCAAGAGAATTAGGACTATCATCTGCATCGGAATTATACGACACACCAGGGCATAGCACGTTGAAACATGGGCGTGGTTTGATTGGCGGCTTGAACTCCTAAAAAAGTATAAGATACAGGCAAGTTATGAGAAAATCGAACCAGGACTGTACGAGATAGCAGTTTTTGACCCATCAATCATCGTCATCAAAAACAAAATTAGGATTGAATAATGAAAATAAAAGAACTATTTGAAGAAAACGTTCTCCTTGAAAGTTATAAAGATGCAGAACGTATTTTTGCTACAACGTATAAGCTCGCTCTTGGTGATCGAATGGGAGATCATAATGCAGTTCAAGTAAGCAAGATGGACCTTCAGAGGTTCAAGGACTATGCATCAAGGGGTCTTATAGGACCAAAAGAGAAAGACATAAGCAAGTGGATTGGGTTAGCAAACTCATCCAAAACACACCACGAGGCATATAGTTGGTTGTTAAAATTCAGAGGAGTTCTTAGTGATGCAGAAGACAAGATCCCATCCTTCGAGCTTATTGTCGATAGATCGAACATAAAAATCACAATCATCGAAAACTTTGCAGCAGCGAAAAAGTTGTGCTCTAACATGCGGGTCTGTGTACGATCAAATGCACAAGACTTTGAAACCTACAGTAGCACGGGGGCTTTATTTCTCGTGGAACTTAACGGTAAAAAATACATATATGAATATGATAAACGCACCAAGGGTGGTACTTTTTGGGACAGTTCGAACTCCTAAAAAAGTATAAGATACAGGCAAGTTATGAGAAAATCGAACCAGGACTGTACGAGATAGCAGTTTTTGACCCATCAATCATCGTCATCAAAAACAAAATTAGGATTGAATAATGAAAATAAAAGAACTATTTGAAGCACCGTTACCGGATGACTGGGATAAGGAAAAGTTCTCACCAAGAACATCATTCAGACAGATGGTTTCTTATGCAAAGGAAAGGGCTAGTCAGGTAGGACGTGGTAGTAGTAGAGTGGCGTTCGAAATACCATATCAAGGTCGAAAGACCGTAATAAAGGTGGCAACAAACAATAAAGGCATCGCCCAGAATTTTGAAGAAGCACACCTGTTAGAAGACTGGTACATTAAACAACTCGACATTGTGATCCCTCTTATTGACTACGACGAAGAGAACGGGAGTCGGATTTCTTGGATACATACAGAGTATGCACAAAAGATCACACAGAAACAGCTAGAACGTTATTTTGATGGCGTTCGCATGGATGATATTGCACTGTACCTTGATTTTGCCAGAAGTGGTAATCGACGAGATGGGTTAATCCCAGACAGTTTACATGAAAATGAGTTTTTCGAAGATCTACAAGATCTTGTTGTCAACTTCGACATACCTCCTATGGATCTTTCACGAAAGGCTAACTGGGGATTATACAAAGGGAAACCTGTTATCATCGATCTAGGTCTTACCTCAGAAACTATTAAACTATATGGTGGTTAATAATGAAAATAAAAGACTTATTCCAGTCTATCCATAATCAATTTAATGAAGCTGTTTCAATCAGTAACATTGTGTCTGGAATACCAAGCAAGGTGAAACCCCTGATCAATGAATGGAATTCTGTAACAGGTGTCCCAAAAAACGTTTTATGGTTATACGCCAAAATAGGTAATGATCAAAGAGGAGCACCAGAAATTTCAATGATGAAAGCACAACAAGTTATTGGGGGTGGTTCTCTATCATACCTGATTGAACATATTGGGGATCTTACCAATCGTGCCACACCCATGCACTCGATAGGATACGCTCACGAGTCACTTATCAATAAAGTGAATAAGTGTCTAAAGATAATAAGAACAGGATATGGGATTAACATGGAGATAGACGAACAACTGAGGAATACGGCAAGTATGAGGGGGATTGACTATGACACCCTTGTATCAAGTGTTAAATCATCTCTTGATCTCTACACGAAAGCCCATGGTAAACTTTTATCACAAACCAGTGTACTACCACCAGTATACAAATACACGGTTAATGCAGCTGTGGCTCTTGGTAAAATGGATTTCAATACATGTGAAACGTATCTTACTAAAATAAAACTAGAGTGTGGAACTTTCGACGGTTTTGTAAATTCATTGAAGAAGTACAACAGGTCACTTGACAAATTTATTTCACATGATGAAGTTTTAAATGAGAATAAAAGGGATCTGTTCGAGTCGGTAGGAGGGATCATTACAGTTTACCACGGTGATGACTTCAACACACGTTCATTAGAGCCACGTCTCATGAACAACGGTAACAATCAAGAAGGTGTTGGGATATATTTTTCCGACAGACTGGAAACCACAAAAGCGTATGGTAAAAATATCATCAAGGCCGACATTAATATGAGAAACTTCATTGACAGTCGGATACCGATATCAAAGGCCGTCAGTAAACATAGTATCATGAACATCATGTACGATATGGCTAAGGTGGACAGAGAGGCGATGTTCTATCTGGTTACCGACTATGGTGTCTACCTAGAAGAACCGGAAGAGTTAGAGAAGCACCATATTGATGAGATATATGACCTTATTTCAGGTGAAGAGGTAAGAAACTTCCAGACCATGTTGGCCGGTACTTTTGGTGTTGAGGCATTCGTCAAATCATGGAATAAGCACACCGGAATTGATGGTTCTTATCAATATCACAACTCATCTGAAAGATGGTTTGCAATCATAAACCCAAGGATCAAAGTAGTGAAAGTAACATAACACGATATGAAAAAGGGGCTTTAAAGCCCCTTTGTTTTTCTTATTCTTCTTCCAACATTTCTAGGTGATTCTCAACCTCATCTTGCTCAAGAACATCACCATGGTCTTTTTCGTAACGGTCGATAAGCTCTTCTGCATATTGAGAGAAGTTCTTTGACTGGAACTTAACGGTTTCAGTAACCTCTCCATACTCGTCAACACGGTCGAAAGAATACCATGCTCCCGCTTGACCGATGTACCCATGATCTTTAAGGATATCAAGTACCCCATCATATGGGTCGAAACCACCTTGGTCATATGGTAGGTTGAGACGAACTTTCTGACCGAGTTTGAAGAACCGGTTTTTCTTCGTTGTCACATCCACACGAATACCAATTTGCTCCTGTCCTTCTTTGAGGTCAAGTTTTGTTAGCTGTAGAGACAGACTTGGGTAATATAGTGCGCTACCCACGTTACTGAAGATGTACTTTCCTTTTCCGTTGAGTAGATCTTGGTTCAGATAAACGTGACAACTTGTTATAAAGAACCAATCTTTGTGACGGATTCTGTTACCAACCATCTTCAGGAATTTTTTATTTGCCTGAACGATACGACCCATGTCATTTGTCGTTTTACCCTTATCGAAATTATCATCCTCTGATTCTGTCATCAGGCCGGTGATGGAATCGAGTATGAAGAATATCTTTTCGTCGTCATCGAACGTCTTCAAAGCCTCTGTGATGATCTCAAGAGTTTCTTCATGTGTCGTCACGGCGATGGGTGTAAACATCTCTGGGTCTGTGTTTACCTTATTCATCTGTAGGTCTTGATCACTAATAGACGTTTCACTATCAAGCAATATGACATGATATCCTCCATCTTGTGCTTTTCTAGCAAGTTGAAGAAGGTTCATGGTCTTCGTGGCACCGCTTTCTCCACCGATCAGAATTGATCTACGGTGAGGAACAGCACGTCTGAAGGAACCGGTACACACCCAGTTCATAGCAAGGTTATCGAAAGATAACCACTTCTCGATAGGAGGTAATCCTACTGCGATTTCTTTCTTCTCCAATGCTTTCCTAAATTTACTTAAACTCATTCATTGTGTCCTCTTTTGATTCACCAACTCATTATCCCATATCACATATAGATTTGCAATACAGGAGATCATCCTTCACGATTCTGTTTCAGACCGCTCTCAATGACTTCACTTAAACTAGAACCACCATCCCAGTGAAGTGTATGGAAATTGATGGTTCCATCTTCGTTCTCTTCCACATCCGCGAAATAATGTACATCTTTCTCTCTCTTAACTTTCCACTCAACAGAATACACGGTATCGTTAATGACGAGGATACCATCATTGTCCCACAGTTCTTCTATGATGTATTCTCTAAAGTTCCCATATGATGCCGGTAATTCAGTAACCCCAATTGATTTGCAATATTCCTCTGAATTCCCGATTGGTGTTAACTTTCCTAGGTTACGCTCGGAACTACTCATTACCATCACCTCCAATGCCTTGTTCTTTCTTGGTAGATATGGTATCGAGACTGTTTGAGACAACAGCAGCGATAACAGTGAATACCACTGATGACATAATAAACCCAGCGATAAGCAATTGTGCAATAATGAAGACACAAACCATATCAAACAACCTGTACTTTTTCTCAATAAAAAAATCTAGCATAACAAATCTCCGTCTTTTATGTATTCAAAAAAACACCGTCCCACTGTCTACATTCTATACCATGTCTGGCTATAAAATCAATACCACTAGTGGTATGGTACTCGTCCCTGTAATAGACAGCTCGGATTCCAGAATTCACAATCCTCTTGGCACATTCAATACATGGTGCCAGAGTGACATACAGGATTGATCCTTTTGACGACACACCCTCTCTCAACATTTTATCAAATGCGTTCTGTTCGGCATGAATAACCTCATCTTTCGTAAGACCATCATCATTCTCGCATTCGTTACACCCTCCGATGACACCATTATAACCGGTGTACAACCCCATAGATTGTGTCACAACGACACAACCAACCTTTCGTCTCGTTGCTGATGATTCAAGTGCCGTCACAGATGCAATGTTCATCCACAGCGATGAATACCTCTCAGGTCCACCACACCGTCCAACCGGTCTCAATCTCGGTTCATATAGAACAAAATCATTAGAAATCATTTTTCCTCCAAAAAAAAAAGCCCAATAATATTGTATATTGGGCTTCTCAAAATGTCAACACATTTCTACATCATCTTTCTTCTGTTTTGTTGTATGAGGTCCATGAAACGACCACCACTAACCCTGTTCAGCCATCTGATTGTTGTTTCTTGGTACTTACGTCGCTCAAAGTCGTTATCAGTGGCAACCATCAAAACATACAGAAAGTGTATAATGTCGTTGTAGATTTCATCCACACGATTCTCATATCCCTGTCCACCGATTGCCCTTATCTCAATACGACGCTCACTGGCTTTTACATCCTTACTGAAGAAGTTCGTAAGGTTTACATTCCTCTCTTTCTTGGCCGCATTGTTAATGACTCTCTCATACTCTTGGAAGAACTCACCCTGACCTTTGAACACATACACAGATGCAAGGTGTTCAATATTGTCATTCAACGACTCTATGAAAGGTTCAACCATATATCGAGGTGCAAGGTGTTCAATATTGTCATTCAACGACTCTATGAAAGGTTCAACCATATATCGAGGATCGTATTTAACTTTATCCAACCCGCTTGGTGACATGTTCTGAAAGAAATCCGTATCAATCAGAGTGATGAATTTAGCGGTATTGACAGAATCCATGTTCTTAATCGATATATTCACATGAAGACCGGTGTTCCGACTTGTACCCCCAACATTCTTTATGTAAGAAGACATTTGCTCCAGTACCGGTTTTAAGTCTGATAGAGCCAATGGGACCGTCACAAGTTCAGCCCCTTCTGTGACAGTAATGTCTGGAACAATGTCCTGTACGAGAGACGGGTCCAATGGGTGTGTGTCTTTGACAACATCAATCTTCGACTTCTGTGGTTCTTTATAGTCGTCTGGGTTTTCCTCCGCAAATGACTGTTCAACAATATTCAGCATACCCCGATATAACTTGTCTTTCTGTATGATATCTGGTACTGATTCACAATCATTTTCAACGTACTCGACGAACGCCTCAAGAACATCACCGAAAACATGTGCAAATTTAACCTGCTCTCTTTCCACCATGCTCATGAAAGTGGATCGGTTTGCCTGAACAAATTTAATTTTGTTTATGATTGGGTCTTGTATACTTCCTCCCCACATACCAAAACCAATTAGTTCTTCAGTGTGTTCAACTTTTGAAAGAGATACACTATTCGCCACACAGTTAAAGAAGATGCTGAACGCCCTAAGAGCCTCATCAAAATTAACCTCAAGGAGATAACCAACACCATCTTCACCAGCTGTTTGGAAATCTGATGCAATCATACTTATATCTTCCAAATCGACCAGCTTGGCCTTAATGACAAATCCCGAGAGCTTGTTTATGAACCCTGCAACCTTTGTGCGATACTCTTCCTGCTTAGGTCCAGCAGCATTGTGTCGTTGTTGGATCGCTGTGATAAAATCAACACCTTCTGTCACTTCAAATTCAAACTCAAGACCAACCCTGAATTTTGATTGGTTTTGAAAAACAGCAGACATTTCTTTATTACCGATTCTCAGAGCCTCTGTAAGAGTGTGACCTGTTTGTCTTTTAACGATTTCTTTTATAATACTCATGATTAAACTCTATTGTCTATAACGAAAAAGAGAGGCAATTGTACCTCTCTTTTATTTAGATTTTAGATTCCTTATCCTTATTTAATCAACAATTCCCGAATCTGCGATCAAGATATCTTTAACAAGGCCGGACCGAACAACATCATCAACTGTATACTTGATGATGGCAGTACTATCATATGGCATGTTGTTGATAAGTTTTTGTAGATATCCGAAAGATGACTTCTCACGATACCGCTCAAGATCATTCTGCTTTGAATCACCACACAAAATGATTCTACTATTCTCACCGCATCGTGTCAAAATTGTCATAAGTTCGCCGGAGTCAAAATTTTGAATTTCATCCAACAAAAAGATGGTATTGTCAAATGTTGTACCCCGCTTGTGTGATGTAAGATGAAATTCAAGATACCCGAGGGACTTTAACATTGG